TTAGACCGCTTTCCCCCATCTTAGATAGCGCTCTTTGAGCAGTTTCTCAATGTGGTGATAAAACTCGCCCTGAGACATGCCTTTGTCCTGGTAGAAGTTCTTTATCGTTGGCCAGAATGGGAGTGTCTGGAGGGCATTTAATAGCTGTGCGATCGTCAGTCGTTCCCTTGCTGCTAAGCTGATCGCGTTACCTAACAGCAGCTCGATGTTTTTTCCTGAAAAGCCGGTACTGGTTTTGTAATAGCGCTTGTAGTCGGTTTTTTCGAGCAGGGACTTTACTTGCGTCTGAACCTTCACGTCTTGAGCCAGGAGGGTCCAAAACGGGTGGAAGAAGCCGGGACGGTGGAGAAACTTGAAGGAGTCCAGGCCGTACTTCCACAGGCCGTCCAGGTGGGGTGCTAGGCCCGCGTAGGACTTAAACACGACCGGCTGGCCTGCCATGGTGGTCCCTTCTGAGAACTGCTGTACCACGGAGTGGTGATAGCGCAGCTCGATGCGCCAGACCGGTTTTTCCGGATCGTAGTTGTACGGGGCATCCTCAAAAGGGTTGTCTTGACGCTTCCAGACGCTTTCCCAGTAGTCGAGCTTATCGACGGCTTTGGCCTGGATGGATTTGTTGTAGATGGCGAGCTGTACGCCCGAGGCGGTGCCAAATAGGTAGGACTGGCCCCGGTTGTAGGTGGCCGAGTGGCTGGCAAATTCGATGCTGTCCATGGAATCGAACTGGCGGACGTGGTTTGATCGGCAGTGCATACGGGCCACGATATCGGAAGGGGGTTCCCAGCCTTGCACGTCTACCGCGATATGAACGGCAGACTGGTTAAAATCGAAGTCGTCGAGCACTTCATTGGCGAGATCGTTCATGATCCCCTGGAGTTCATAGGGGTTGTGTTCGTCGATCAGGTGGGGAGAGGCTTCAATTTTCAGGTGTGGCCCGTTGTTGTCGATTTTGACGTTAAAGTTCTTGATCAGCAGGATTAAGCCCAGATCGGCATTTTGGAGCTTGTACTGATAGCCGGAGTCCCGGCCTATTCGGCCTGCTACCCACTCATAGCCCCCGAGCATGAAGAAGCCGCTATAGTCTTCCAGTCGTTCCATGAGGTCGGTTTTCAAATAACCCCGGTAAAGCTGGCGGACGGTGTCCACACCAGAGTGCAGGACATTGACACCGGAGAGGTCGCAAAACTGGTTTTTATCGAAGAACAAACGACCCTTGGGGTCTTCTTTGAGTTCAACGTCAAAACGGGGCAGATGTTCAGGCTTTTTCATAGTTTTGTGTCCTTTGCTACTGATGAACAATGATGATTAATGATGTGATTTTTATCGGTTTATAAGACGTGCTACAGGGACGTCTTCCAACGGCGGCCGCCTCGGTGCGGCCACGCGTCCTGCGGCCACGCGACCGCCCCTCGGTGGCCGACGGCAGTGGCCGCTCGTTGGATGGTTTAAAAGCACAGGATCGGCACCCGGCTGCCGTCATAAAACGCCTCTACCCGGCAGGGACCGAGCTTGCGAAGGGTGACACCGACGTTCGCCAATTCCTGGTCGGTCCAATAACGGTCGGTCTCACTGGGTGTGGTGAACTGGTAGCTGGTTTCCCCGTTGATGGTCATCGAGCCTTTGATGAAGAGCGCTTCCAGTTTTTGGGAGAGGGATGATTCGGTCACCGATTCGGCGCTCTGCTCTGCCTGGGGCGCTTGTGTGGGCGGCTGATCGGCGGTGACGGTTTCCGGGGCGTAGCGCAGCCAACCGGCCACTACGCCCAGCAGAAGGCCCGTGGCGAGGGCGACGGGGGATTTAAAGCGTTTCCAGTAAATCTTGGTCAGTCGCATAAGGTTTCTCGGGGTCAGGGGGACGGCGTGACGTCCGTGAGTGTGCCAAGGGGTGAGTAAGCAATAGGTTTTGTGGGGGTAGTCTTTAAGAAACACTTGTTGGGTGTCGTAGGCCTGAAACAGATCGTTGCCGCGATACCACCACACATCAGAGATTAAGTCGTCGTCGGCGTAGGTGACTTTGGCCCGGTGGAGCCGGGGCATGGTGAGGTTGTAGCCGGTGAACAGCTTTAGCAGGCGACCAAAGAAGGGCAGGCGCAACTTGTCCAGGCGGCGGCAGTAGACGATCAGCTCGGCAATGGCTTCCCTTGCCTGGGAGTCGAGCAGGCTCAGGTCCTGGATGATGATGTACACATCCCAGCCGAGCTTACGGGCGTGTAAAAACCAGTCGTTGACCGCGCCTCGTGTTTTGTCCTGCCAGTTTCTTGAGTTAAACCAGGTGCCGCACTCATCGAGCACCAGAACGCCAAATTTATCTTCGTTGTAGGGGCCGTCGTAGCCTTTACCCAGCGCGTTCAGGTCCTCGACGGTGGGCTTGTCGGGAATGCGCAGCACATCGACATTTTTGGCGGTGCGGCCCACCAGATGGTGCAGGTTCAGGTCCAGGTTGGTGGCAATGCGTCGGCCTTGGTGGAGCGCATCACGGATACGCCCCACAGTCACCAGCGTTTTGCCATTGCCCAACTTGCCAGTGACGATATAGACACTCATCAGACCAACTTCCACTGGATGACTTTAACGTTCCACTCATACACCCAACGAGCAAGACGAGCAGCGACCACAGCAGAAACGATGGCCGGTGTCTGGTCAGGCACCACCCAGCTAGCAGCAGTAGCAAAGTAATCAGGAACAGCGGGAGCGACTGCATTGATCATCCCCTCTATGGCGAGTAAGAAAGAGGCCGTCAGCCCCAAGGTCAGCACGACGGCAGCGGCGACCAGGGCGAGGCGTTTGGTCAGGTATTTGGCGAACAGTTGGACCACGGAGAACATGAGGCTGCCGAGTACACCGGCAAGCCATGGGATACCACCTGCTAAAGGCAATGGCATAACGTACCTCCTGCGTTATCGGTTGACCGGTTGAAAGGCCATGTTCCAGATGTAAATACCTGCCATGATCGACAGGAACCAGCCAAAGGCGTCCTTGAAGGTGTTGATCAGGTGACAGTCCACGGTTTGGGTGTGACCCATGATTTCCAGTGAGAGGGATTTACAGGCGGCCGGTTGGGGGACAAAACCGTCCAAGGCATTTTCGAGGGGGCCGGCGGCGTCCTGGAGCTGGTTGCTGGTTTCGTCCACGCCTTCTTCGACCTCGGTTTGAATATGGTCGAAGGCGGCATCGAGTTCGGCTTCACCGGAGCTCTCTACTTGGGTCGTCAGCTCATTGATGTCACTTTGGCTCATGCCACAGCGCTGTAACCACTCTTGTTGAAGTTGAGAGCAAGCGATAGGATCACCTTCACATGAAGGCGCGCTTTCACAGCTTTGTCCACCAGTAGCTGAATCGTTAGAGTCACACCTGTCTCCAGTAAGCGGATCGCAGCCAGTAGAGGGGCCGCCACTGGAACCTGTTGAACTAGAGGAGCTGGAAGTGCTGTCCGAACTGGAGCTCTCGGATTCGCTGTTGCTACTCACTGAACTTGAGTCGTTAGAGCTGGATGACTGTGAGGAACTGGAAGATGAGCTGCTGGATGTCTCCCCTGCATGATCTATTCCTCCACACCAATCTCCATCGCATCCGTACCACGGTGAATCATCTTGTGGCTGGTCCGGAAAATTGCAGCTGTATGACCAGTTATTGGAGTCAATAAAGGTATACTCCTCTGATGTCGCGCCTTCACAATCCATTTGCTCTTTTGCATACCGCAAGCAATCCTCATAGTCGGTGCACACTGGCGGCTCCACTGGACATATCCCATCCTCCATCTGGACCACTCCGGAATCACACACCTTTAGATCGGGTCTATCGCAGGTGTCAATATATCCGTATTGGTTTGCCGAATCGGTATAAAAGCCATCTTCACAGACCCCAGAGCCGGTTTCGTGCGAATACTGGCTGCAGTTGTTATACCCATCGTAGCCACAAGACATCATGTTTACGGTTTTCGTTGTCCAGACATTCCCACTTGTAAGGATGTACTCTACGGTTAGAAGATCCGTTCTAGAGGGGTCCAGTACATAGGGAAGAATGTTAAAGCTTTCACAATACTGATAGTTCTCGCAAGCGGGGGTCACGGCCTCAATTGGTGTAGCGCCTTTCGTGTTCCCCTGTTTCCAGTAGACCTCTTCGGCAAAGGCCCTTCCAGAAAGCAGCACCAACACACACACGGTGTATAGAGTCCACGCATTACGCGAAAAATATACAAAACTGAACATAGGGCTACCCTAGGATTAACAGGTCTTCTTAAGAAAAACGGCCCCGGAGGGCCGTGTATGTGGGCAGACACCAACGGAGTCAAATTTTGCTGGAGAAGCGTTTGACGAGCTTGATCACAACCAAAGCGACGATCATGGCCCCGATGACCGGACCAACAAGAGCGGACATGTCAGCCACAGCCGCCTCTGAGTCGGTGGCAATCTGCTGCGTCCAAGCGGGAAGCGTACTCTCGGTCTGAGCCAAGGCGCCAGTGGAGGCCAGGGTAACGACAGAGAACACCGCGAACTTAACAGTGGTGGCTTTGGCATGAAGGAAGTGAAAGAGTTTTTGCATCAGATTTTCTCCATAAACTGTTTGATGGATGTTAATAGGTACGCGGCGAAGAACCCCGCGCAATAGCAGCCAAAGAGTTGACCGAGGATTTGTAAGGCGTCCTGGTAGCTCATCTTTGGCCCCCCTTGCTGAATCCCATGACCACAGCTACGAAGTGGGAGACAACAAGAAGCAGGTCGAAGACGGCCTGTGTATCAGCTTCCACAGTCCGTCCCCCTTGTTACTTCTCACCGGTGGCGGCGGGTTTAGTGGTAGCTGGCCTACTGTCCGGCACGACGCCAATAACGTGGGGCTGAGCTTTACCCTGGGCGGCGCCTTTCATGCGCATGATCAACTTCTTGCGTTTGATGTCCCCGTAACGAATGTCGTTCAGTTGGTCGAACACCGCTGGATCACAGGGAATCTTACGGACGCTAAAACCGTGCACATCGTTCTCTTTGTCTGGATCGGGTGTTTCACCGACGAACACGCTGCAGAACTGGGTGCCCTCAACGGTGACCCGGGTCACGCTCAGTACAGTGGTGTCGTATTCAAATTGCAT